GCGGGATCGAGCCCAGCGTCGCTGTAGTCGGAGACATCACTGTGGACCTGGATCTCTTCCGGCGCCCAGTTGTTATGCTCTTGACCTCGGGCCATCTCCCACGCCCAGGGATAGGCGAAAGGTTCAAGCTGGTAGCTGTCACACGGACCAAACAGAGGCTTACTCATCTATTTTCTCCAGCGCTGCGGCGGGGTATATCTGCACGGAGCCATAGTGATCTTCACTCTCGACGCAGTAACCCTCGGGAGTGAGCCAGGTGCTGTAGAGCCCGACGACGTGTCCTCGCCAGTCCGAGCCTTTCGTCTTCTGCACCCGATCGCCAATCCTGAACTTGGTGTGCTTGTCACTGTGCATCCCCGCGCCCCTCCATGTGCTTCGCCAAGATCCGCAAGTCGTCGATCTGATCCGTTTGGCTGAACCACGTCCAATCCCTATTGGCGTAGCGGTGCATGATCTCGGCAATGGTGTCGCCGATCTGTTTGTGCGTGAGCCGCTGGTCGGGGGTCATGATTCCTCCGATCGTTTGTAGTGTTTCATGTGATGGGGTCTCCCGGTTGCCAGGTGCTGCTCTCTGGGAGCCGCTGCCGGCGAAGGTAGTCCTCGAAGCATGCCTTGTTTTCTTGGCGCAGCAGTGACGTTTCGCTCTCCGGCTTGGGTGCTGAAGGGGCGACCTTTTTCGGGCTTCTAAGTCTTCGTATGATCAAGAATCGCTTTTTCGCTGCAAGGTGCGTGCGTCCCGGGAGCTGGCTGGCAGCTTCTTTGTAGCTGCGCCCCTGGATACCGCAGATGTCCCATAGTTTCTCGTCTTCCGCAACGGTCCAGTCCCATTGCTCTTTTGTGTTGGCCGGCAGCTTCAACTGTCGGTACCGGTGCCTCCACACCTGGTTGCTTGTGAGACCCAAAACCCGCGCCATTTCAGTGTCGGTAGCGCCCGCGGCGTGCATGCGGCGGATCTCAGCGGTCTCTGCGGCGGTGAACATATGCTTGGCTGCTTTATCCCTTGGCATAGCTTACAGGCCCTATCCAACGTGGACGACGGTTGAGGTCGTCAGGTATGACGCGCAGCTTGAACAGGTCTTTCCCTATCCGCCGCGCGGCGATCACTGTGGCCTCGGTGCCGTCGTCAAGTGTCACCCGCGCGCCGAGCATCGTCCCACTCCTTCTGTTTAACCAGATACACCAGGTCGTCGATCACCTGCCCACGGCCGGGGGCCATGCCAAGCGCACGGCGCTCGTCCGCCTGCTCTGTGAGGTACTCCCACGTTGAGCGCTTGATGCTGACGTGCGTCGAGACGCGCGCCTCTGCGTAGCTTCTACCTGCCATCTTGGTGCCTCTTGAGATAGTCGGCGACATCAGCCGCCGTGTTGCGTTGCGCTTGCAGCGACCCAAGGACGGCGTCGTCGATGGTGTCGCTCACGAGCATAATGTGCTCCATCACGGTGTTCCGCTGACCGGGGCGGATCAACCGCGCCCGAGCCTGCTCGTACTGCTCCCAGCTCCAGGGTAGGCTCAGCCAGAGAAGCGCGTTGCCGCCGTGCTGAAGGTTGAGCCCGTGCCCGACGCTGCCCCGGTGCGCGTACAGCACCGGCACCCCGCCGCGGTTCCACGCGTCAATGACGCCCCTGTCGTGGATCGTAGCGCCCGGCACACGCGCCTGCATCGCCTCCAGCTCTGCGATGTACTCGTAGAGCACGAGGCAGTTGGCGCCCATCGTCTGCAGCGCTTGCGCGGCAGCGTCCATCTTGCCGTGGAAGCGCCACACTGGCTCACCCGCCTCGTTGTATAGGAAGCCGCCGCTAAGCTGCCGCAGCTTACCTGTGAGCGTGTCCGCGGAGCCGGCGAGGATCGTGTCGCCTGTCTCCAGCGCAAGCACGAAGTCTTCGCCAAGGCGCTCGTACTCACGCCTGACTGAGGCGGGCATGCCTACGCGGATCGTATCGGTGACAACGTCTGGCAGCTCGGCGTCGAGTGTGTCGGGCTCGATGTACCAGACCAGGTCACGCATCTCTCTCAGTAGCCGCTCGTGCGTGCCCGGCTTGGGCTCCCATTTGTGCCCCTGGTAGTCGGAGTCGAACAAGCGCTTGCGCCACCGGTAGAACGATGTGCTCCAGCGCTTGCCGCCGTCGACGGCTGTCACCTGCCCATAAAGCCCAAGCAGGCCCCGGCCCATCAGCGTGCCTGTAAGACCGACAACGACCTTGAACTGGGGCCGGACCTTCATCAGCGCCTTGAACCGAGCAGTGGTCGCGTCAGCGATCCACGTTGACTCGTCGATGATGAGCATGTCAAAGCCGCGAAGCAGCTGCTCGCGCGCTGCCCACGGCAGCACGTCCAGACTCATGGATACGATAGGCGTGTCGCTTGCAAGTATGCGTGCGCGCTGCTTTGGCGTGCCGGCGGCGGCGCGACACTCCCAGTCCGGCGCCCAAATAGCTGCCTCCGTAGGCCACACAAAACGCGCCACGTTAGCCGGGGCCAATACCAGCACGCGAGAGACAACGCCGTCACGCAGCAGTTCTGCTGCCGCGGTCGATGCGATGGCCGTCTTGCCGGCACCCATCTTGGCGTCGACAAGTGTCGTGTCGTACTCATAGATCCGCTCTACCGCCCGCTCCTGATAGCTCCTCAACGAGGGTCTCGAAGGCGTCGTAGCTGTCGATGACTTCTGCGCGGAGTCCATGGTCGTTGAGCCAGTCTATCCAGTGCTGCTGTAGCGGCGTCGGGCGTTTGCCCGGCGCCTTGAACTCGATGAAGACCAGGCAACCGTCGGCAAGCAGGATACGATCCGGCACGCCGTTGTTGCCTGGCGAGACCCACTTGGGAAGCCGCCACCCGAGGGCAGCGGCTCGCTTACGGCAGCGGGCCTCTAGGGTCGATTCCCTCACGCAGCCCGACGCTGGCGGCGACGCCTCGGCTGCTCGGGCTCAGCCTCGAACGGCGGCTCGCCGTCCTCCGGCTCATCCATCTCATCCGTCTCGGCTGCAGGTGTCGCGGCGTTCATTGACGCCCAGCGCGCAATCTGGAAGATAGGGCTGTAGACCAGCCCGTACTTCTTATGCTTGTAGCTCTCAGCCTCCAGCGTGACGACAGCGACCGGGTCGGCCCTCTCAAGTAGGCGCTGCGTGATCGCGGGGATCAGCTTCTGCGCGAACAGCTTCTTGAGCCCGTGCGAGGTGCCTTTGTAAAGCACCTGCTGCCCGCGGTCTTCGCCGGTGAGGCACTGCAGCTGCACAGCGAGTTGCTTTTGCCAGCCCCGGCTGCCGGAGGGGGGCGGGCCAAGCTCGGCCGCGCTCGGCAGCTCCTCCACGCCGTACCGGACCATGCGCTCGGCCAGCACCTCAGTCGTGGGCTGGGCGTCGTCGGTCCAGGCCACGTAACCGTGGTACAGGCTGGCGGGGTTGACAGCCCACTCGGAGCCCTCCTCAACCTCGACGCTGTCCTGCCCATAGACCCACTGCCCGCTCTTGAGCAGGCGAAGGAAGGGCACGTCGTTGGTGTCCGCGATAGGTGCGGCGGCGGTCTGAGCCGCCATCTGCCGACCCAGGGCCTGCAGGTCGTCTGCGCTGGTCAGCGCGTTTGCGGTGCTCGGTGTCATATCGGTGCTCATGTCGGTGTTACTCGTACTGTCGGTGAAGATCGGCAAACGCGTCGAGCGACGTCGCCGGCTGAACAGGCTCCCGAGGATCGTCCTCAGGCGCCAAGGTCAACCCGGAGGAGCGGTACTCGACAAGCTCCTCTGGGATGTCGCAAATGGTAGCCATTTTAGCGGGGCTTAACAAGACCCGCGGCGCGGCCTCATCTTCATCCTGCCCGACCTCCCGCAGCCAGGCCCAGACCGCGTCGGTATCAACCCACTTGCGCTGGGCGCGCTTGCTGACGAGTTTCCAGCCGGGGATGCGGTGCCCCTTTTCTTCGGCAAGCTCTTGCGCGTGCTCGCGCACGGCTTTGATCCAGCGCTCCAGCTTGCTGGCGATGTCGAGGTTCTCCGCGACCTCGGCCGGGTGCTGCGGCGCCGGCTCGCGGTTCAGCGCCTCCAGCCCTGAGCGGCGCAGCTCCGGGCACGTCGGCTTCACAGGGCAGAACTGGCACCAGCTGCCGGCGCACAGGTGGTCTTGCTCCAGGGCGGCGGCGAAGCGCTGCTTCCACGCACGCAGATCGCCCGCGGTCGTGCGCCAGAGGGAGCGCTGCGGGCCGCCGCGGTCGTGGGGCTGGACAATGCCGAGGTAGATAGGCTCGTCGTCCGCGATGTCCTCGAACTGGTCAAGCCAGCCGTTGGCGTAGAATTGCAGCTGGTCATTGGCGCGCGCGCTGACGATGTGCCCGTCCCCAAACTTCCAGTCGAGCAGCAGCGGCGGGTGCGGTGCTGGCGGGTCGACGCCAAGGTCCAGCGTGCCCCGGGCGCCCGGTACGCCGTCCAGCTCGACACGCAGCTCGACCTCAAGGTGGTGGGGTTTGATGTCGACGCTGCCGTAGGCGTCCCGGAGCAGCAGCCGGTACTGCTCCAGCGCGGTGTGCACTTTCTCGCTCCGGGGGGCTGCCTCGCCGCGCATCACACGCTCGATCTCGCCGTGCAGTCTGGAGCCCTCCAGTGCGTACTCGGAGGGCCTGCCCTTCGGTAGGTCCGCGGCAAGGTGCCGCCAACCGGGGCAGTAGAGTGTGCGGGTGGCGGTCGAGCCGCCGAAGCCGGGCGCTGCGTGCTGCTCAGGCATCTACCCACTCCCGCTGCTTACGCGCCCACGCGGCGAGGTCATCGGGGTGATACCGCACGAACTTGCGGACACGGAGGAACCGTGGGCCGCCGCCTGTCGTGCGGATGTTGGCGAGCGTACGTTCGGCGATGGGGATACCGTACTCATACTCAAGCACGTCCCTCGCTTCACTCGTAGTAAGCAGTTTATCCATGCCTGTCCCGTTGTTTCACAGTAATGCTCTCTATATACTGCATGTTCTTTTTCCGTGCAAGTCTTTCCTGATGATACACATCGACTTCGAGACCCGCAGCCCGGTCGATCTGCCCAGTGCCGGGGCGCACGTCTACGCGACGGACCCTGAGACAGAGGTGCTCTGCGCCTGCTACGCCATCGGCAACGGGCCGGTACGGCAGTGGGTGCCGGGCGACCCGGTGCCGACCGACCTGGGGGCGGCGCTGAACGACGGGCTGCTGCTGGCGGCGCATAACGCTGAGTTCGACCGGCTCATCTGGCAGTACATTATGGAGCCGGACCACGGCTGGCCTTTCACGGAGATCGAGAACTGGTACTGCACCGCGGCACAAGCTCGCGCCCGGGGGCTGCCCGGTAAGCTAGAGCACCTGGGCCGGTGCCTGAAGCTCGACACGCAAAAAGACAAGCGGGGCAAAGAGCTGATAAAGCGTATGTGCGTCCCGCCGTATGAGCATACGCCCGAGCTGCTGGAGGAGATGCTCACGTACTGCGAGCGCGACGTCGTTGTGGAGCGCGCGGCCGCCGCCCGGTCGGTGCCGCTGACAGAGTACGAGCTGCGCCGGTACTGGCTCACTGAGCGTATCAACGACCGGGGGCTGCGGGTCGATGTGGCCTTCGCTCGGGCTGCGCAGGCGTACGCCGAGGCGGAGGCGGCAGACATCTCCTCCAAGATACGGTGCCTGACTAAGAACCGCGTAAGCAGCGCCCGTGCGTTCGCCGCGCTTAAAGCCTGGGTGCTCGACGGGGACGGCATGTCGGCGCAGGCGAAGGCGCTGATGCAGGTGACTAGGCGCAACAGGCGCACGCGCGAGTCCGAGACCAAGACGGTGCTCGATAAGGCTGTGCGCACGGACCTGCTGTCGCTGCCCCCAGACGACCTCTCGCCGGTGGTGTGTGAAGTGCTGGAGCTGGTGAGCGAGGCGGGGCGCTCAAGCGTCTCGAAGTACAGCGCCATGATCTCTCGGGCGGACCCGGAGGATCACCGGGTGCGCGGGGCGTACGTGTACAGCGGCGCCGGGCAGACCGGGCGCTGGAGCAGTGTCGGGCTCCAGGTGCATAACTTCAGCCGCGTCTGCGTCGACGACCCCAGCGCCGTGCGCGATGCCGTGATGCGGCAGGAAGATCTGGCGGGGCGCTTCACCGCCGGCAAGGAAGGGGTGCTTGGGTCGACGTTGGACGTGCTTGGGGGGATGTTGCGCCCGTCTATCGTCGCAGCGCCTGGGTGCGTGTTCGTCTGCGGCGACTGGACAGGCATCGAGGGGCGTGTGCTGCCCTGGCTAGCGGATGACCCCGACGCAGACGAGAAGCTCAAGCGGCTGGCGACGCCGGGGCACGACGAGTACCTGGTGGTGGCGGAGCGTTTTGGCGGCTCGCGCCAGGAGGGGAAGGTAGCGGAGCTATCCATGGGCTACGCCGGGGGCGTGGGCGCGTTCCATGCGATGGCGAGGGCGTATGGGGTGCGGGTGCCCGACTCCCGGGCGCTGCAGATACGTGACGGTTGGCGCGTGGCGAACCCGTGGGCGCCTCGGTTCTGGGCCGCGTTGGAGCAGGCGGCGAAGCGTGCCGTGGTCTCCCGCAAGCCGAAGTGGTTCAGCGTCGGGCGGGTCGCGTACGGGCGCATACCGGGCGGGCCTCTGGTGTGCCGACTGCCCTCCGGGCGGCTGCTCTACTACCCTGAGCCGCGCATGGAGGGCGAGCGGCTCACGGTGCTCAAGGGGTCGTGGACTGCTAAAGTGGACGACCCGGAGTGGCCGCGCGTGGACCTCTACGGGGGGCTGCTTGCGGAGAACGCTACGCAGGCAGTGTCCGCGGACATTCTTGGCGAGTGCCTAGAGCGGCTGAAGCCGACCGGGTGGCCTATCTCCGGGCACACGCACGATGAGGGGCTGCTAGAGGTACCTGAGGACAAGGCCGAGGCGGCGCGGGCGGACCTGGAGCGGGAGATGCTAACGCTGCCGGGGTGGGCCGGCGGGCTGCCGCTCGGGGTGGAGATCTGGGTCGGGCCGGAGTATAAAAAATAGGCCCGCGAGAGCGGGCCTAAAGGAGTGAGGCTTACCAGTGAAACGTAGCGCCACCCACCGGAGGCGCTGCTAACCCTACGAGAGGCATTATCTATGCGTTCTTTCCTCAAATCAATCTTTTCCGACTACGACGCCGAGCAAGAGCTACCGATCATCACCCGACAGACGGACAAGGGCTACTGGGAGAACCTGCCCTGGGACGCCGACGTCGGCCCCGACGCCTGGTACTTCGGCGTCTGCACTGTCAAGCCGCCCGAGAGACGGAGGCGACGGATATCCCGCAAACGAGAAGACCTCGTCGCCGCATGGGCCGTGGTGCTAGACGATGTCAAGAGCAAGGTCGACCCGCGCAATATCAAGGTCGAGCCGAGCTGGCGCATCGAGACCTCGCCCGGCAACGAGCAGTGGGGCTACCTGCTCGACCCTGTCGAAGACCTAGACCACTACGAGCGCTGCATCAACGGGCTGGCCCGGGCGGGTCTCACCGACCCAGGCGCCCGGGGCGCGTACCGGGTCATGCGCGTGCCGGGTTCGCTCAACCTCAAACACGACCCGCCGCACGAGGCGCTGCTGCTGGAGGGCGTCCACACGGACCGGGTCTGGGACATTGACGACCTGATGGAGCAGCTCGGGGCCGTGCCGTGCGGCAGCCCCCGGCGCGAGCGCGAGGTGGCGCAGCTGACTGAGGAGCAGCTCGCCGCGGACCCGGTGCTGGCGTGGCTCAAGGAGCAGGGCTGGGTCTACGGGGAGCAGAACACCCGCGGCTGGCTCAGCATACACTGCCCCTGGGAGCACGAGCACACGACCGGCGAGGACGGCGACGGAAGCACCGGCTACGCGCCGATGGACCCGGTCACAGAAGAGCGGGCGTTCTCGTGCCTGCACTCGCACGAGCACTCGACAGAGGCGTTCCTGCGCAAGGTCGCCGCGCTCGGCGGACCGGACGTGCTGATGCAGCTGCGAGCAGACACGCCGGACAAGCCTGGGTGGGTGCTGGAGGGCGAGCGTATCGACGCGATGCCGTCGGGGGAGCCGATGGAGCGTGTCGCGCAGATAGCCGCCAAGTATGTGTACTCGCATGAGGACGACAGGGTCGTGCGGGTCGACACTGACGACACCACGCTCTACAAGGCCGAGAAGCTCGGCGCGCGCTGGACGGAGCGGATCGAGACGATCACGCCCGGCGGCAACCCCACCGTGCGTGCGGCGGGGGACGTGGCGCGGGGGCGCATCCGCGCCGTTGACCGGCTCGACTTCCGCCCGGACAAGCCGGAGATGTTGTGGCTGGAGGGGCGCAAGTGGCTGGCGAACAGCTACCGGGCTCCGTATCACGTACAGGCGGAGGCGGACACCAGCGCCTGGGACAGGCTCATGGAGCGGGTCGCCGCGATACCGGAGGAGCGTGCGTACCTAGAGCGGTGGCTGGCGTACAAGCTGCAGCGCCCGTGGGCCAGGGGGCCTTTGGTGCTGTCTGTGTCGGCCTCACAGGGCGGCGGGGGGCAGAACCAAGGCTCTGGTCGCGGGACGCTCCAGAAGCTGCTCCGGGCGCTGCTGGGGCACCGTCACGTTCAGACCGTACCCTTCGAGCACTTCGCCGGTACGACGTCGCAGTCGCAGTACACCGACTTCCTAGACGGGACGCTGCTGCTCTGCGTGGACGAGGCCAAGGACAGCAGCGCGGAGCATCTGTACAGGCGCTCGGCGAAGGTGAGCACGTACGAGCGGCTGAAAGAGCTGGCGGACCCGGGCACGACCCGCAAGACGATCATCCGCAAGGGGCTTCCCAACACCGAGCGGTCAGTGTTCACGTCGCTGATAGTGAGCACCAACCACATGGACGCGCTGGAGGTGCCGCGCGAGGATCGGCGGGTGTTCGCCTGCCGATCCGCGCCGAGCGCTGACAGCGCGTTCTGGGCGGCCCTGCACGCGGACATCGAGAACCCCGACGTGGTCGCGGCGATCTACTGGCGGCTGATGTCGATGGACGTGTCGGACTTCGATCCGCACGCGCCGGCACCAATGACGCCGACGAAGGAGGCGCTGTGCGAGGCGACGATGGATGACCGCGAGGACGTGATCGAGGAGTTCATCGAGCAGCTGCCGGGCGAGCTGATCACGCCCAAGGCGCTCAAGCAGCAGTGGACGGAGTACGCGATCCGCAACCCGCTCGCTGAGGATATCGGGTGGGGCTACGTCAGCCTGCGGCTCAAGCAGCGGAAGGACCGGCTGGTGCCGGACAAGCGCGACTGGTGCATGAAAGTCGACGGCATGAATTTAAAACCTTACGTGCTGGCGCCGGCGGCTCGTCGCGAGGAGGCTGTCGCGCGGTGGCGGCGCGCGGTGGAGCTTGGAGACCTCGAACTGATTAGGGAGGAGGTGCGCAAGAACGGTCTCTAAAGCGGTACCACACCCGGACCACAATTTAAGCCCCTGCGTACAGCAGGGGCTTTTTTTGTGTGCGAATCGGACCACACGCGGACCACATTTGCGGAGGTGTGTGGTCCGGTGTAAACGCCTGATTCTACGAAACTATCTACTACTAAGACCACAGTACCACAAATAGTCTAAGAGGTATGTAAATAGTAGCTATATTGGGTTAATACAGTGTTAGTATAACTATTAGTACAATATATAGACCTTTTACTATATCTCTTAGGAAGGCGTGGTCCGGTGGTCCCGTGGTCCGGCGACCCCCGCGCCCCCCGCGACACCGGCGGCAGCTATTGGTTCGTATTGCCGTCTGGTGTATAATGTCCTGACACTCACAGCCGAGAGGTTGACATGGCCAACACAGTTATCCAGCTCACCGACCACGAGGCGCTCGTCGCGCGCACCATGGGCGGCGGCAGCGTGGCCTTCGGTATCGAGATCGCGCTGCGCCAGTGCCCCATGCTTCTTACTGACCCTGACAGCAGCGACTACGCCCCCGCCCCTGAGTCCAAGCCCCGGCGCGTGGTCATTTCCGACGACATGCACGAGCGCGCCAAGAAGCAGGGCGGCGGCAAGCTCTCTCGCGGCGTGCGCATGGCGCTGGCCTGGGCGGAGGAGTACCTGTTCGACATACGCACAGAGGATTTCGTCGACGACCTGCGGTACCTTGAGGGTGACACCCAGGAGGCGCGCTTCCACAACGAGGCCGTGCAACGCCTGCGTGCATGGGCCAGGGCTACGGACGCGCTACGCGCGCAGGAGGGCTAGAGCGATGCTTGTGACTTACGACGGGATTTGCTCGCTTGTCGAGGACGGCGTGGTTGAGGGCGCCAGCCTTGAGAACGTGAACGCGGCGAGTTTGGACGTGCGCCTAGGTGATGTGATGTGGTTAGAGCGTACTTGCGAGAGGGGTACTGTCGACCTCACAGCGGAGAAAGCTGAGGGTCCGTCTATGTTTTCGGCGCCGCTTGACGACCAAGGAAAATGGGTACTGTTGCCGGGGCAGTGGGCGCTGTTTGAGACAGTGGAGCGTTTCAATCTACGGGATGATCTTGCGCTGGAGTTCAAGCTGCGCAGCTCTATGGCGCGCGCTGGTCTTGACCACGCGCTGGCTGGCTGGGGCGATCCTGGCTGGAATAACGCGACGCTGACGTTGGAGCTGCGCAACAACTGTCTCACCCACAGTCTTCAGCTGGCGCCCGGCATGCGTGTTGGGCAGGTGGTGTTCTGGCTCGGGGCGCCGGTGCCAGAACACGCGTCGTACGCTAAGCGGGGGCGCTACAACGGCCAGCGCGGGGCGCAAGGCACGCGGGGGCATGGTCAGACAGCCGGCGAGAAAGACCTTGAGTGGATGAAGATGTGCATCAAGCAGCAGCCCGCACCCCAAGGTTGACGCGCCCCGGCGATGGACATATGCTTTGCCGTATGTCTGTCAGGTGTTTGCTAGTATAAAATGGCTCGGCCAAAGGGGTCTCCCAACAAGCGCAGCGGTATCGTCGCCAGGCGCCTGCTCGATGAGTTCGACCTTGACCCGGCTCGCGAGCTGGCGCGTCTGCTCGTCAATAGCGATGACCCCGAATTCAGGGCGGCGAGAGCGAAGGAGCTAATGCCCTACTGCTACCCGCAGCTGAAAGCGGTCGAGGTTACCGGTGACGATGGCGGCCCGTTGAAAGCGACTGTCACGCTCCAATTCCTCCGTCCTGATGGTTCAATTACGACCGCAGACGCCTGAAGCGTTCGCCCCGCTGTGGGAGCGACACGCGCGCTACAAAGGCGCATGGGGTGGCCGCGGCAGCGGAAAATCGCATGACAGGGCGCAGGCGTGCGTCATTGACATGCTGCGCGGGCACCGCATTGTCGGCGTCCGCGAGGTCCAGAACACCATCCGCGACTCTGTGAAGCAGTTGGTGGAGGACTACATCACGCACATGGGCGTGGCTGAGCACTTTGAGAAGGTGCGTGATGAGATCCGCTGTCCCGCCACCGGCGGCAACATGATTTTCCGCGGCCTGCGCGACTATTCCGCCGAGTCGATCAAGTCGCTCGAAGGCTACACGCGCTGCTGGATCGAGGAGGCGCAGACCATCAGCGAGCGCAGCCTGCAGCTGCTGACGCCGACTATTCGCGCGCCCGGCGCAGAGATCTGGGCGACCTGGAACCCGCGCTACGAGCATGACCCCATCGACAAATTCCTGCGCGGTGAGCATCCGCCAGAGGATTCAATCGTAGTCAAGGTCAACTGGTACGATAACCCCCACTTCCCGGGGGACCTCCGCGCCGATCTGGAGCGCGATAGAGAGCGCGACCTCGCACTCTATGAGCACATCTGGGAGGGCGGCTACCAGCAGATAGGCGAGGGCGCCTATTATGCCAACGAACTGACCAAGGCTCGATTGGATGGGCGTATAACCAAGATCCCGATTGAAGCCGAGCCGCCTATTCACACCGCATGGGATCTCGGCATTGATGACGCGACGGCTATCTGGGTCTGCCAGCCGGTAGGGCATGAGATCCGGCTCATTGACTACTACGAGAACCGAGGCCAGGCGGCGGCGCACTATGCGCATTGGCTGCGTGAGCGCGGCTATACGACGGGCACTGCATTCCTGCCGCACGACGCCGGCATCCGTGACCTCGGCGCCATGGTGTCGTACCAGGGGCACCTGAAAAAGGCGGGCCTGGAGAACACCAAGGTCATGCCTCGCACGACCGACCTCATGGGCGACATTCAGCGCACCCGGTCGTTTCTGTCTCGGTGCTGGTTCGATGCGGACCGGTGCAAAGATGGGCTACTTGCGCTAGGCTCATACCGAGTCGAGATCGATGATAAGCTACGCACACCCAAACCCCGCCCCGTTCACGACTGGGCCTCACACGGCGCTGACGCGTTCCGTCTACTCTCACAGTCCACGAATCAGCTAACGAGCAGCGCGTATGGCCGAGCCGACGTCGATGTCCGAATCAACTTCACTCGCGCAGCAACTAGTCGTGGAGGAGTTTCCCTCGGCCGGCGAGCCTGAGGCGGTCAGCGAAGAAGAACTACTCGGCATCATCGATGACGAGGTCAGTTGGGCCGAGCAGAGCCGCAACGCCCGCGTCGAGAGCGGCGACGAGGCGGCTGACTACTTCTACGGCGACCGTCCGGCGGAGCCGGCCGACGACTGCTACACCGACAGCGCCGGGCGAGACCTCCGGCTCGGGCTGTCCGCTGTCGTCAGTACTGATGTCCAAGACGCCGTCTATGCCGTGATGGCAGAGCTGCTACCGGCGTTCACCGGGAGCGCTCCCGTCGAGTTCCCTCCGATGTCTGAGGAGGATGAGGCGCAGGCCGATCTTGAGACCCGCGCCACGAATCAGGCTGCATCCCGCGCCGGTATCTATGTTGCGGCGCAGCAGGCCGTCATGGACGCCCTGCTGCGTAAGGCAGGCGTCATCAAGGTTGTTTGGGACGAGCGACGCAAGGTCGTGTACGACGAGCGCACACGAGTCCCGCCTGAGGAGTGGCCCGAGGCTATAGCCCCCAAACGTCCGGGCGAGCTGGTAGAGCTGCTTTGGGCTGAGGAGCACGAAAACGGCACCGCAAGCGGGATGATCCGGCGTACTCGCACCGACGGGCGCCCCCGCATCATGGCTGTGCCGTGGGATGAGTTCTTGATCAGCGACGAGCTGACTTCGCCAAATGCGGACGAGGCGCGTTTCGTCGCGCACCAGCGGCCATTATCGCGCTCCGAGCTGATTGAGATGGGCGCAAGCAAGGAGCTGGTGGACACGCTGCAGGAAACGACAGACGACCTACATAAACCGAAAGCGTCACACGGCACCGGCAAGTACCGCAGCTCTCACCCGTCAACCGAGATGATTATGGCGGTCGAGGCGTACTATCAGATCGACATGGACGGCGACGGTATCGCTGAGCGCATCCGTGTGCTCACGGCCGGGGGCTCGGCTGGCACCGATGAGATGATCCTCTGGGAGCCGGTCGAGTGTCAGCCGTTCGCCACCGGCGTCGGCTACCTCGGGCTGTTCACCTGGGAGGGCGTTTCCCTGTTCGACCGCCTCCGGCTCGTGCAGGAGCTGAAGACCGAGCTGTTGCGTGAGATGCTCAACGCGACCAAGCGCAGCATGCGCCAGCGCGCGGGGCTGGTCGAAGGTGACGCCAATCTCGATGACTGGATGGCTTCGACCCTGGGCGGCGGCATCCGGATGCAGACCCCGAACGGTATCGTGCCGATCCAGGAGGCGCAGCTACCGGCATCGGCGTTCTCGCTGCTGGAGTACCTTGACGGGCTCCGGCAGGACCGTGGCGGCGGCGCTGTCGACGCGACGGCCAGCGCTCAAGTGCTTGGCCAGGGCGGCGACTGGTCGCTAGAGCGGGTCATGGCGGCGACCGAGCAGCTTAACGCGATGGTCGCTAAAAATCTCGTTGAGACGCTGCTCAAGCCGGCGTACCTCAAGCTGCACCAGCTGCTGCGGATGTACCGGCGTGAGCCTATTGTGATGCCGCAACCGGCCGGGGGCTGGCAAGAGACTCAGCCCGGCGAGTGGCGCGAGCGCGATGAGATGACGATCACAATGGGCATGTCCGTCGGCGAGCGCTCGCAGCGTATCGCGGCGCTGCAGGCTGTCCAGCAGGACCACATGACCGACGCCCAGGCCGGCACCGTGGGCGTGCTCAGCAGCCTGCAGAGCGCGTACCGGGCGCGGGTGGACCGGGCCAGGCTCGGCGGGCTGCCGAACCCAGAGCAGTACTACGTCGACCCAACAAGTCAGGAAGCGCAGATGGCGCAGCAGCAGGCCGCGCAGCAGGCTGAGCAGCAGGCTATGCAGCAGCAACAGCTGCAACAGCAGCAGATGCAGTACCAGTACCAGCTCATGACCGACATTGAGAAGGTCAAGGGCGAGTTCAAATTGGCGCAGCAGCGTATGGATGAGCAGGCCAAGCTGATCCGCGAGCAGATGCAGATGCTCGACAAGCTGCTCGGGCACCGGACTAAGCTGGCCGAGTTAGAGCAGAAGCAGAACCAGGCTGAGGCGCAGCGGGAGATTGATCTGCTGCAGGCGGCGACACCAATTCGCGGGGGGCGATGATGCCAAGCGCGCTGTCACTGCTGGAGCGCACGCCGCCGACATCGGCGGAGATCGCGCGCATGATCGACGGCTACCGGGTCGACCAGCGCCCGCCGCCTGAGCCGCTGCTCGGGCCGGACGTACCGACGCATGACCCTGATGTCCTGCTGATGGACCACGGCTGGCGGGAAGAGCAACCCGGTTACCCGGCCTATGCTTCGGCGGCGATCAAAGACCTTGCGCCGACGCCGCTTGATGCCGCCACGTACGTGCCTGGCATTGGCGAGGCGGCTGACGTGGCAACCGCGCTGCGCGATGCCAGCGACGGCGACTACCGCGGTGTGGCTGCGTCGCTGGTGGCTGCGGCTGTTCCCGGCGTGGGAGCGGGCGTGATCAAAGCTGCGACGCCGCCGAAGGTAACCGTGCCGGCGTACCGGGCGCACCGGATCTTCTTGCCGGGCGACCCTCGCTACGGCAGCCTGGCTAAGGGTCAGCATCCGATGCCGCTGTACCCCGCTATGATCGGTAAGGATACGAAGGTGGCTGTTGCCCGCGAGCAGCAGATCCCGATGGGTGAGTGGCTCAAGAGCGAGTTCGTGCCGTTTCAGATGGCGCCGCGCCAAGGCTGGCACGCCGGCGTTGCGCCATATGGCGCTCAGTTCAATAAGCGCACCGGCCAGCAACCGCACAACACGGTTTACAGCGAGGTGGAGCTGGGCGCGGACGTTGACTACAGCGGCTACACCGACCCGGCGCGCCCGACGAGGGTTTACCGCGAGGGTGATGAGCTGCCGTTCGGCGACCCCGCTACACTGCCCGAGGGCGGCTTCTACCTGTACCAGGCACCCGGCGGTAAGAAGCCGTGGATGGTGTCTGACTACGTCAAGCATAACCGCGTCATTAGCGACGAAGAGATCGCCGACCGTATGCGTGACGCCGGGCTTGAGCCACCCCCACCCCGAGCGGGGGGTCCGATCACTGAGGCCAAGCTGAAGGAGTGGGGGCTGCGATGAGCGATCTCGCCCGACTGATGCGTCAAACGGCGCACAACACGAGTAAAAGTCAAATGGCTGACATTACCGACCGACAACACGAACAGTCCATCGAGGAGATAATCAAAGCAAAGGGCCTCACCGGCGATCACATCACGCCGCAAGACCTGGATGCCGCTATCGATCCGCTGGTGCCGGTGCAGTACCACGTCTTTCCTGGCACCACCACGACCGTGTGCCTGATCACCCTCAAGAACGGCTACACCGTCACAGGAGAGGCGGCGTGCGTAGACCCGGCTGATTTCCGCGAAGATATCGGCCGCGAGGTCGCGTTCAGGGATGCCCGCAACAAGCTGTGGCCGCTGCTCGGGTTCTTGCTGAAAGACAGTTTGGCACGAGGGACGATGACGAGTTCTGCGGAAAAGGCGGTGCTCGCAGAACAGCGGGATGACTTGGAGGAGATAGAGCTGATTACAATGATGCAGCGAGGCCGACCGTATGCGTGACGCCGGGCTTGAGCCACCCCCACCCCGAGCGGGGGGTCCGATCACTGAGGCCAAGCTGAAGGAGCGGGGGCTGCGATGAGCGATCTCGCCCGACTGATGCGTATGGCTGAGGGCTACCAGAAACGCCGCATGGACCACGGCTACCGGCAGCGCACGCCAGGCTACCCCGAGTACGCGAGCCAGGCGATACGTGACGTCGGGCCGGTTGCCCGGGACACGCTGGGCGGCATGCTGCCGGGTGTTGGCGAAGCGATGGACGTGCAGGACATGATCTCCGGTGCGCAGAACGCCAATATCCCCCAGATGGCCCTCGGCGCCGCCGGACTGGCGCTTCCCTTTGTCGCCGGCAGAGGTATCCAGGGCGCCCTGGACGCTGCCCAGAGGCGCGTCGGGCCGGTGGGAGACGTACCCTATGAGCCCAACGCCCTCATGGCCTTGGAGGCCGCGAGAGGCAGCCCTGCGGGCGGCCAGATGCAGGTCTTCGCCGGGCGCGGCAGCCAGACCGCCGACACCGCGGCCTTGGAGCGTGCTGAGGCTATGGCGGCGGGGGGCAGCGCGGCTGAGGATATCTGGCGAGAGACGGGCTGGTGGGTGCCGACACCCGACGGGCCGACGCCGCCGGGCGGCGCGCCACGGTACGAGATACCCGAGCCAGAGGGCATGGAGGTCCGGCAGCGTACGCCGCAGACGGAGGCGTACGAGCGAAATGCAAGGGAGCAATTTGAGGAGACGGACTTGGCGCTGGAGGTGCGCCGGGCGATGGACCGTGACGGCGTGTCTGCTGAAGAGGCCGGCGCCGCTTTCGGGCTTGACCCGGGGCATGACGCGGTCGAGCGCGCCGCTGAAGATACCGTCGAGGACCTTGAGGCGTGGCGCCGCGGTATCGTCAAGATGGCCAAGTTGTACGAGGACCGGGGGCGGCCGCTGCACGAGCGAATTGATTTTCCAGAGTTGAAGAAGGCGTACCCCGAGACGGACCGCATCAGCGTCACATACTTTGACCCAATGACGTCGACAGACCCCCGTGTCCGGGGTGACGGGTCATTAGCGGCTTACTACGACCCGCGAAGGGAGCAGCTTGGCCTGAACACGCGCAGAGACCCGGCGGAAATGGCTTCGCGCTCCGTGCACGAGGTTCAGCACGTAATACAGAACCAAGAGCGCGGCTTCTCGCCGGGAGGCTCTGGCATTGACGCAGCGCACGGTTTCGGTCGGGTCGAGAAAGGTAAGACGAAGGATCTGCAGCCGCTGCAGTCGGATCTGTACCGTTACAAGGAGACCGGCGACGCGCAGTATAAACCCGCGGCCGACCAGGCCCGAGAGTTGATCGATAAATACCGACGGCTCGACAGTATGGACGCTTACGAGCGCTACCGTCGCTTCGGCGGCGAGGCCGAGGCGCGCGCCGTACAGGCGCGGCTGCGGATGACGCCGGAGGAGCGCCGCCGCCGGCCGCCTTGGTTAGATTACGACGTACCACTGCGAGACCTTGTCCCATGACCGCCGCTTACCAAGCATTCCGAGCATCAGCCGGCAAGCGCCGGGAGTGGGAGCAGCGCCAACGCGAGCAGGAGCGCGCCTTGCAAGCGCTTGAGGGGCGACGGACGGCGTCCCGCGGCACTCGTCGGCAGACCCCTCGCGACATCCGCCCCTCGCAGGAGCAGCAGCAGGCAGTCGGCGAGGTGGTTGACGCAGTGCTCGGTCCCGCCGATCGCATGTTCGAGGACATGGCTCAGGCGCCCGTCTACAGCCCCGGTGGCGTAGCGGGACGCGTCGGTGACTTTCTGCTTGGTGATATGCCGACTGATGCCGAGCGCGCGGCCGTCGGCGACGAAGACGTGTACTGGCAAGACACTGAGCCGGAGATGGTCCAGACCCGTGGCGGTATGGCGCAGCGGGGCAGCGTCTCGATGCCGACCGCTGCCGGCGTCGAGCTGGCGGCACTCGCCGCTGACGCAACACCCCTTGCGCTCACCAAGGCCCGGCACTTCGCCGAGGATGCGGCCCGACTGCCAGGGCGCATTGTCGATGACTACGTGGCGCGTCAGGCCGGCGCCATGCCGGCGATCAGCGCACCGCTCGGCGGGCGGGCGCAGCTCGGCATGTTGGGCACTCGTCTGCCGCGGTCGTCTGACACGCTGGACGAGATGACCGCTGCGGCGGGCTATCAGGTGGGTACGTCGCCCGGCATATACACATACCCGCAGGGTGTAGAGAGCACCTCAAGAGCGGCAAGGCTGGCGCCTCCCGACGCGCAGCGGGTGCGCGAATATCAGGCGCGCATGACAGAAGAGTATGGCGCGCCGACCGCAGAGAAGCTCGCGGCCATGGCTCGCGCCGACGCTGTCAAATACCGCTCAGAGCATCACCCGAGCGAGGGCTGGGCGCCCGCAGAGATAGGTCGCGTAGATACCGGAGACAGCGGACCGAGCATCACCTATAAAGGAGCCCATCCAAACTTCCACATAGACCCCACTACCGACAGACCGTACAAAGGCGCGCGACGCACGGCGGCGGTTGAAAACGCGAGCAACGCGTTGGTTGATGAAGTTGCTGATATCATTACGCGCGCTGGCGCCGGTGATGCTAACGCTCAGTTCATCGTAGACCAGAGTAAATGGTACAACGATGCGCAGCGAACAATACGTGACGCGTTTGGTGATACTGGCGGTTCGCTGTATGCGGACCTCCAGGGGGCAATGAGCCCAAACACCAAGTTACGAGACCAGCATAAAATGGCTCAAGAGTTCTTTGAACGATTGGTTGGAGGTGAGTTTGATGACCATCTTCAGCGATTCGATGCGCACATGGCACGCAAGCCGGACGGAGAAACCGACTCTCAATGGGCGCGGCGGCTGTTTGACGAGCGCGCCGAGGAGTACGATCCCGCCGCGGTGCCGTTGAAGCGTAACGGCAAAAAATTCGGCATGCACAGTGCTAGCGCAATGCTTTCTGCGCGGAGGTTGCTCGGTAACGTCGAGCCTGGAATGGCGCCGAAGATGCGCAATTTTGCGCAGAACCTCAGAGGTACGTCTGTCGACCCAACTATCGACGTGTGGGCCGGTCGAACGGTCAACCGCTTAATGGGCGGTGATCGCGTGCCACCTAAAGCAGATGCGGGTGTGCCGGGGCAGCGCGCGCAGCCGACATATACGCTGCGTTCGGGGCATTACGATAGGGCGCTGTCTCAGCGAAATCGTGAGTTGCGTGCGTTTGAGCGCGGCAAGGCGCCACCATCTCCTAGCATGGGGGCCGCAAAAGACGCTGAGCAAATACCGGCGCCCGAAGTAACCGCCCAATACGGGTTGGCTCGCGATGTATTTAACACTGCGGCCGCTAAACTTGGTATGGATGCCGACGATCTTCAGGCGTTGATGTGGTTTGCGGAAAAAGAGCTGTGGGAGCGAAAAGGCTGGACTCCGATCGACGATCAGCCGTCTTTGGTTGAGCTGATTAGGAGGGATAATCCACCAGGAGCCAGAACGCGAGAATTGCGCGCGTTGGCTGACCAGTACGGCAGAAGTATTCCATGAGCATCAACACTGCACTCTACAACCTCGACCGTAAGCTGGCGAGCCGGCCACGGAACGATCCGCCGGGCATCAAGACCGCAGCGGTCAACCTGATGCCGCTGGTGGACGAGGTCGTGGACCTGATCGACGCCACGCGCAAAGGCATCGCCCGCCCGGACCGAGTGCCGGAGTCGATCTACCCCGGCGGAAAGCTGCCGCCGGGCGACGTCGTGCCGGTGCGCCACTACACGACCGCGCCCGAGGGCACCCAGGCGCTTGACCCGGCCATGTACGGCAGCCGCCCGACCAGCCGGTCGAACAAGGAGTACAACCGTGTCACCGGGCCGGCCTTCGCCGACTCCGCACAGACTCAGTTCTACATCCCCGGCCAGAGCCTAGAGGAGCCGGACATTACCTCCGGCCGCCGGGTTGTGGAGGGCGCGCTGCCGGGGATGTACAACATCACCGACGACCCGGACGGGATCAAGGCGTACCTGGAGGAGAATTTCCGCCGTCGCATGGACGACTACGGCTTCATCGGCGCCAAGCCGACCCGGACCGACCCGAGCACCTACAGCCAGGAGCTGGACCGGGAGATCCGCCGCCGCGGTTACACTGGCGGCTACCGCACGCCGGATGACCCAACGCTCAGCAACGTGCACCAGGGGCCGGTGGCGTACTCACTGACGCCTGTGGACCTTGAGGGCAACGCGCCGAACATCGCCGCCATGCGCGAGCAGCTAGGGCTCCCTGTGCGGCAGGGCGGCCGTGAGCAGCTACTGGCGCGGGGCGGCCCCTACGCGCAGGTGACAACTGAATCGATGCCCGGCGCTGAGTTCTTCGCCTCCCGTTACAAAGGCTACTCAGACAACCCCGCCGCCGGCGCTATGCTGCACGCGGATATGGAGCAGCTGCTGCGAGATCCCGACGGTGGCTCGGTCGTCGCGCGCATGCTCGGTGTGCAGGACGCGCCGGTACGTCAGTCCCAAGGCGTCTACAAGGGTCAGCGCAACCCGGTCGCCGCTGCACGCCTGCGGATCGAGCCGCCGGAGGTAGACCCGTCCTGGGACGCTGAGTGGATCGCTGAGCACGCCGTGCTGAGCCCCCAGGACAGGGCTCAGCTTGACGCCACCGCCATCGTAGAGGGCGTCCTACGCGACCAGGACGCCGCTGCGTGGGTCTACCCCGTCGTGTCGGTGCCCGAGTCGGAGGTTGCGACACGGGGCATCCCCTGGGGTGCGGTGAATATGGCCCAGTTCCGCTCCAGTATGATCAACGCGCCCGAGGTGGCGGAGATCGCCGACACGCTCGGCAAGCTGGACCCGCCGGAGGGCATGCCCGACTGGACTGACTCGTTGGAGGACGTCATCGCTGTCACCGAGCCGCCCGACGGCGCCGGCGGTGTCGTGCTGACCAATGTGGGCGACCTACCACCGCAGGACTTCCAGCAGGTGGTGCGTGACTTGCGCTCGCGCTTCTCCCGCTGGGAGAGCAGCCGCAACATGACGACTGAATGGGGCCGGGCTGACACCGGCTTCCATGAGTACGACAACTACCCCAAGGCGATCCAGCAGCTGCCGGCCGAGCTGCAGGAGCGGGTCGTGCAGACCATTGACGCGCTCAAGCCGCACGCAGACCGCATCAAGGGATACCACGACAGCCTGCGTAATGTGCCCGAGCAGGCACCGCAGCAGTTTACGTTACCAACACCCACCGCAGAGACGGAGCCGCTCGAATGGACTGGCGAGAGCAACTAGCCCGAGCAGCGGGCACCGCACACGACCCCCGCGTCGCACCGAACGGGCGCGTGCGAGGGCAGAAGTGGTTGCGTATTAAGCGAGAGCTGAACCTGCCGCCTGATATGACCTATGCGCAATGGTGCGCCATGCTTGGGCCGTTGCCGGAGCGCGTGCATTGAGCGTAACAGCAGAAGAGATCCTTGAGTCCGAGGTGTGGGCACACGCATTCGAGCGTGTTGAGAAGCGCCTATGGGATGATTTCAAACGGGGCTCGGTCGATGACTCCCAACATCTCACGCGAGTGCGTGCGTGTCAGTGGGGCATTGTCGAGGCTCGGAAAGCCCTTGAGCACGCGCTTAAGGAAGAACAGACCTTGCGGAGACGCTAGAAATGAGCCAAGATTTGAATACCGCCCTTCGTGAACGCTTGTCGGACATGACGGGGCGCGAAATGCCGCCACCAGCTCCAGAGATGGAGCCCCCGCAGAGTGACGGCGATGATATCCCTCTGGAGGCAGAGGTTGAACAGCTCGACGACGAAGCGGTTGCTGAGGAAGCGGAGACCGACGAGTACGACGAGCAAGCGGCCGAGGCTGACGGCGAAGCCGACGAAGAGACCGGAGAACAGCCCGAGACGGGTTTGAAGTTCAAGGTCGCGGAGCTGGCGGAGCAGATCGGCTGGGAAGCGACGGATTTGTACAACGACCTCGTCGTGCCCTTGGTGGACGGCACCAGCCTGACCCTGGGCGAGATGAAGGATCAGTACGATCAGGTCGCCGAACGGCGGGCCGAGGTCGAGCAGGCGCAAGCAGGACTACAGCAGCAGTATCAACAGCTGCAGCAGTACCAGCAGCAGCTCATGTCTGGCGCACAGGCGCAAACGCAAGAAATCGCGCAGGCACAGGGTGAGCTGATTGCTATCGAGCAGCAGTACGGTAGCGTCGATTGGGACAAGCTGGAGCAGGACGATCCGGGACGTGCGGCGAACCTGAGGCAGCGCTTCGCGACGGCATACGCCGGAGCCAAGCAAAAGCTACAGGAGACCCAGCAGCAACATCAGCAGCAGGCTGAGCAGTGGCACCGGCAAGAGATCCAGCGCCACAACCAGGCCCTGTTGGAGATGGTTCCGGAGTGGAAGAATCAAGAGACGTGGCAGAAAGAGTCGCAAGAGATCGCGAACTATCTGCTGCAGTCCGGGTTCACTGCTGAAGAGCTTCCCCAGATCTACCACGCCGGTGCTCGCAAGGTCGCCCGCGACGCGTGGCTATGGAATCAGCACAAGGCTCAGGTGGGTAAGGCGCAGGAGAAGGTGCGAAAAGCACCGAAGAAGCTCATGCGCCCTGGCCAGCCGAAAGCCAACACCAAGGCGCAAGATGCCCGGGTGGATCAGCTGAAAGCCAGAGCCAAGCAGACCGGCACCCAAGGTGACAAGATCGCCGCTGCTCGCGCCATCGTTCAATCTGCAGCAAGCAAACGCAACCGTCGCCAGAGGTAATCACAATGGCTTTCACAATGACCTCCCCCGCCACCACTCGCGCCGCGGACTTGTCCGGCGTTGACCTGGGTGGCCTTGTCGCCGAAGACGTCCTCAAAGAGATCATCAACATCACCGAGGTTGACCGTCCGCTGATCGACTCCATCGGCAGCACAACCGCCAAGAGCGTCAAGAAAGAGTTCGTCAACAAGGTACTCGCGACGCCGAACAAGGACAACGCGTTCAGCGAAAACGAAGACCTCACCACCTACAACGACTCCAAGCAGGGGCTGCGGTACTACAACTACTGCCAGCAGATGGGCAAGGTGATCAAGACCTCCCAGCGCGGCCGTGACGTCGAGCACGTCGGCGGCGTGGACGAGTTCCTGCAGCAGCTCATCGATGCCGGCGAAGAGCTGAAGATGGACGAAGAGGCCGCATTGGTCAGCCGTAACGCGGCGACCCCTGAGGACATCACACCGACTGAAAACCCCTCGAAGACCGCCGGCGCAGCCTGCTGGGCGATGTTCTACTCCAGCCGCGGCGATAACGGCGGCGCTAACGCCGTGCTAGACGGCTCCGGCTCGACGCTGGAGGACACCGGTGGCGCACCGACGACCGGGCCGGTCGCGGGCGATGCCCGTGCCTTCACCGAGACCCTGCTCCGCAGCACGCTGCGTAAGGGCTGGCAGGGCGGTGCCCGCTACAACATGCTGATGTCGACCGGAGACATGATCGAGGCCATCGGCAACTACATGTTCACCTCCACCGCTCGTGTCGCCACGATGCAGACGGACGTGATGCAGTCGAACCGTACCGGCGCCAACTCCGGCAACGGAGCGCGGGGCGGCGGCATCGTCGCGCAGGGCGCGGTGAACATGTTCGTGGGCAACTTCGGCGTGGTCACCCTGACGCCCAACCGGCAGATG